GTGTGTAACATGGCGTCCAGGTTGGCCAGTGTGCTGCTGTAGCGGCTTGTTGGCACTGGCTGATGGGTTCGCTGGAGGGTGCACCCTGCGCTGAGGGGCATCTGGCCGGAGCATTTGAGGTTGATCATTTTGATTCTCCTTGGGTTAAAAGTGTAACACGCTTACGGGTAAGCGAATGATGGAAGACTATGTGTAACATGTTACACAAAAGTGCTATGGAATTAGGTGCAAGTAGGGAACAGTGAAAAAATGGAGCGTTCCCTGGATTTTTTGGCGGTGGAATGTAAACGAGATGGTTGGGTGTATCATTTGTTACACCTATTTGGTTACAAAACCGAGGCCACGAGATTCGTTTACATTTTATTTGGTTACACTCGTGGCTCTAAAAACCGTAACATGTTACGTGTTTTGGGGGGGTAAGTTGCTCTAGTTACACTTTTACACTTTTTTTTAGTCTGACTGGAATTTCACAAATTCAAAAATGGGCTTGGTGTAACACCAAGGTGTAACACACCACCAAAAACAAAAGTGTATATTCCTGGCAGCCTTAAAAAAGTGTAAATATAGTAAATATAGTAACTAGAGAAACTTAATAATGGTTTTTTCTCTCCCACACCAGTGCCGTCTAAAACCGTATCATGTTACACGTGGGGCTGGCGCCCCACACCCCGCTGGAGTCTATGTAACGTGTATCATGTTACACTGTAACATCAGTGGCAGCTTATCTAGCTTGGGACGGGCCGCACAAGCTGCCGAAACACCCGAGTTGCTTTCGTAGTACCCCGCGAACATGCGGTCCTTTCTGAAATGCACACTCCAAAGGGTTGTTACACCCTTCAGGCTGGGCACTTTAGGCGGCTTCGTTTTCGATCACAAGTGGTGCAGGAACCGGCTTGGCGTCAACCCAATCACAGAACGCTGCGCAGGTGGCCGCCAGTGCGCCCTTGGTACCTTTTGCGCCCTTCCAGAGCTGGGCGATGTTGCCAAAGTAATGACGCGCCATCTCTTTATTGGCGTTGGCGGGCAGTGAAGCCAAGCCCATCAATTCAAGCGCTTGGTAGTCCTTTCCGGACTTGTTCGAGATAATGTCCGCATTGACGTGCTGATACACGCCGCGCTGCATCAAGAACAAGTCGTTTCGTGCGCCCTCCTGCTTACGTTGGGCCAATGGCGCCAGCATACGTAAGGTCTGAGACGCTGCGGATTTACCCTTACCGGATTTTGTGTTCCAAGTGAGAGCGGACGAAACTTCGATGGTGGCGACTTGGTTAGACATGGTAATACTCCAATGATTGATTAAGTTACAGACTGCCGACTAGGATTAATTGACAGTACATAACCGACTCGAACAGGTTTTGCTATGCCTGTGGCACCATGTGCATATAGTCTACTTTTCAGTGTTCGCTCAATATCCATGACAAGCATGGCCTCTGTCGCTGCATCCGAATTTCGCACGCCCTCCAGACTGTGTGTCGCTGGTTAAGCTGCATTTAGGTTAGTGAGTCAGATTACCCGTGCATTTGCCGCGCACGGTTACGCGCTGTTTTTTAGCTCTCGCAGTGTTTACAACCTCACTGCGTCGTTTGATGTGCTCTTAGGGTTCGCTCAGACCTCGTTGTCTGACCCTAGGCGGCCTTACCGGCTTACTCTATCGTTTGGACGCCTTTACGCCAAATCCCCAGAGCCGTATCCGCTGCACGCTGGTTCACCCAGCACCGACGATGATAAGAACGATTTGTTGCCCTAGCTATGCACAATCAGACCCCACCACTGACACGCGGCGCGCTACCCACTAACACGCGGGTAACTAGGCCCAACAGACTGCAACGCTTCTGCGGGTTGTAGGCGCGAGTGATCTCAGCTATCCTACACCATAGGGATAGCGTCAACCCTGCCTAGGGAGGCCCCCCCCGGTGGGTGCCGTGGACACCAGGAGCCTAGCCCGCCCCGCCGCTGTTTAGCACCGCCAACGCATCGCCAGCCAATTTTGAGGTCCTAAAAATTATTAGGCTGTTTTGAAAATACGTGATAACATGCTTACATGAACCCAACCATCTATAAAATAGAGTTTCCCGACGGGCAAAGATACATCGGGGGCACCGTTAATTTCACACGACGCTGTGAGCAACATAGGAGGGCCGCAAGAAAAGGAACGTCCGTAAACCATAGACTGGCCTTGGCGTTTTTAAATCACGGGGTGGAAAACGCGGTGTTCTCAAAAGTGCGCGAGGTAGCCAGCCGCAGCGAACTGCCTGAAGCGGAACGCCTGGAAATAATGGCATTAAAACCTGAGCTGAACGTGTGCCTTAAAACGTACGCACAAACAGACGGTAGCTCAGGCAAGCCCATATCATTCGGCCCATTTAGCTCCCTGTCGGACGCCGCCAAAGCCCTCGGGTTCAGCTACAAATACATGCTTAATGTGTATAAGCGCAAGTCTTACCAAGACATCGTTGAGCTAAAGCGGAGAAAGGAGCTGTTGGCCGCAGCCAGGAGGAATAGGAAGCCAAAATTGACACTTACCTATAACGGGGTAACAAAGACGCATACGCAGTGGTCAAAAGAGCTGGGTATACGAGATGGGGTTCTGTATGGCAGGCTAAAGCTTGGGTGGTCCATAGCTCAGGCCCTTGGGGTTGAGCCCACACCCCGCCAAGTTGTCGCGAAGCCCGCAGCAAAACCAAAAAGTTGGATGTCTGTTGGTGGGTATGAAGGACGCCCCTGCGACCTAATGCGGGGGTTTGGTATCACGGCATACAAGCTACAGCTGATGGTCCGCTCCGGGAATGCGCCGTACTACAGCGACAGATACCTGATAGATGAGTTTACGTCGTAGTTACACTTTTCACAATATGAAATCATTTCACCGCAAATCCAGCTTACAATGCCACCTTGCATGTGTTTCTCCCTGTGGCCCTTACGGGCACTTGTCCCCTACGGTCTTTGGGTCGCGGGGGATTTTTTTGACACAAACTTACGCGTAAGCATAGAATGTGCCCATGAACGCCCAAGTAGTTGACAGCTCATTCGATGCCATCGTTGCCGACGAGGTGAAGGTGCGCAAGCACCTGGCTACCCTGGAAAACGCCCTCAAGGTGCAGACCGCCGACGAGGTGCATAAGTGGATGAAGGATTACGACGACCTGGTGGAGTTCAGCCAGGACCCCGACGTGCGCCTCAAGCACCTGAAAATCAAGCTGGACATCGTAGGCTGGGGGCCAAACGCCAAGAAGCAGGACAACCCGCAGGACAAACTGCCGGTCTTCAACTTCATCCTCAATGGGGGCTCTATCCAGGTGCAGACTGTGGACAGCACCACAGGGGAAGTCCTGGACGACTTCAGTACCGACAGCATGACCCCATCCCCTGCCATGACCCGTGCACTGGGAATCAACGCCGACCTGGACGTATTCGATGTTTAACTACACACCCGGCCCCACCGGGGACGCGTTCATGCGCGACCGCTCGTTTATCAAGGCCATCATGGGACCCATCGGCAGCGGAAAGAGTACCGTGGCGCTCATGGACCTCATGGACCGCTCCGTGCGCCAGGTGGCGTTCGGGGGTGTGCGGCGCACCAAGCATCTCATCATGCGAAATACCATAGCCCAGCTCAAGGCCACGGTTGCCCCACTGATCACTGCATGGTTCATCGACATCCCGACCCGTCTTGGTGGCGCCCCGATGGGCGAGTGGAAGATTTCCGACAACACCTTCACGGCCAAGTTCCGGCTGTTGGATGGCACCATCGTGCACTCCGACTTTTTGCTGCTGGCAGCGGACACCCCAGACGACGTGCGGCGACTGCTCTCTGTGGAGGTCTCATCGGCGTGGTGCGAGGAAGCCAGAGAGATTGAGGAAGCCGTATTTGATGGCCTGCAGGGGCGGGTGGCGCGGTACCCGTCAAAGGCAGCAGGTGGGGTGACCTATCCAGGGGTAATCTGCAGCACCAATCCACCTGCGCTGGGCACGTCATGGCATGAGCTGATCACCAACCCGCCAAAAAATGCCAAGGTGTTCATCCAGCCACCAGCCATCCTGGAAGACGGGTCGCTGAACCTTGAAGCAGAAAATTTGATGCATCTGGACAGCCAGTATTACGAAAATCTGATCGCGGGCAAGAAGCCCGGCTGGCTGGACGTGTACGTCAGAAACCTGTTTGGGGCTGGAGACTATGGCAACCCGGTGTACCGGGGCTCGTACATCAACAGCTTCCATGTCAGCAAGACACCGCTCAAGCCCATACCGCAGAGCCTGCAGAACCTGATCGTCGGTTGCGACAACGGGTTGACGGCGGCGGCCACCATCGGGCAGCGCGACGCCAGGGGCCGGGTGAACATCTTGGCCAACTGCTACGTGCCTGACGGCGAGACCATGGGGTTCGAGACCTTCCTGGACACCAAGCTGATCCCCCTGATTCGAGACAAGTTCCCGATGTTCCGCCCCGAGAACGTACTGTTTGCCATGGACCCGGCGTGCTTTTCCCGATCCAGCCTGGACGAGAAGACCCTGGCCCAAGCGGTGCAGAAGCGCGGCTACCCAGTGATCAAGGCGTCCACCAACGACCCGGAGAAACGCATCACGGCGGTGGAGACCCTGCTGGCCCGGCAGATCGACGGCGGCCCTGGGCTGCTGATTGACCCCTCGTGCACGCACCTGATCAACGGGTTTGAGTGGGGCTACCGGTTCAAGAAGTCCCAGACAGGGCAGGGTACGCTTACCCCGGAGAAGAACCACATGGCCAACCAGCACGACTCGCTGCAGTACCTAGCCCTGATGTATGACAACGGCACACAGAAGGCGTTTGGGCGACAGACGGCAGCGATGCCCGTCAAAAAGTCCTCGTATGTTTACGCGTAAGCCCAACTGGGGTACACTACCCAAATGTCCAAGTCCCGCACGTTCATGGTCCCGTTCCTGGTCCTGGCAGCGCTTGACGCCACACCGCTGACTGCGGTGTTCTTGTGTGCCCTCTTGGTTGATCTACGTTTTGAGGTGATTCCATGGCTGAAAAAGAAGTTATCCAGCGCGGCACTGTCCCAACAGTGAACTCCAGAGGGCAGCGCACAAGCGAGCGGCCCATGACGGACTCCGACCGGCGACCCCGAGCCAGTTCACTTGGCGGGATGAGCGGAAAAGCTGAAGCCGCACTGAGTGGCCGAGGCCGACAGATCGACGGCGCAGTGGACCGCGCCATGGGCGCCGACGGTACCTATTCAGAGCCGGGACAGTACGGCTCGTCCACAGGCCAGTAAGCACGTAATCATGCAGCAATACGGCTTGACCCCTCCCCAGACTCCGACGGACCCGTTCCGCCCGGACCTGTCTCGACACAAGCAGCTCAACATCGGCGGCCTGACCTCGATGAAACCGCTCTCCACCCTGATGGCTGAAGAAGCCACGGCGGCGGCCTCGGCGCGAGCCCATGAGGCGTCGGTCCAGCCGGTGGTGCAGGGCTTGGTGCAGCTGCTCCAGAAACACTGGTCGATGGCCAAGCAGGCCAAGCAGACGGTAGAGAACGAGATGCTGGAGGCCGTGCGTGCCCGCAACGGGCGCTACCCGGCTGACATGGAGGCCAAGCTGGCGGCCCAAGGGGGCAGTTCAATCTACATGATGTTGTTTGCTACCAAGGCTCGCCAGGCCAAGGCGCTACTGACCGACGTGTTGGTTGGCTCCGGGGTCGAGAAACCATGGACCTTGGCCCCAAGCCCCAAGCCGGACATCCCGCCTGAAGAAGTCGAACAGATCATGCAGGGCGTGCAGCAGATTGTGCTAGAGGCTGAGAACAGCCCGACACCACTGGCCGTTGACGACATCCGGCAGCTCCTGCGCGACGCCAAGGACCGCCTGGAAGACCAGATCATGACCTCTGCCCGAGCTGAGGCCAAGAAGGCCGAGACGGCGATGGAGGACACCTTGGTGGAGGGCGACTTCACCACAGCCATGAGCGAGTTCCTGGACGACCTGACGGTGTTCCACTCGGCCATCCTGAAGGGGCCGGTGATAAGCAACGCGCCAAAGCTGGTGTGGGTCAAGCAGCCAGACGGCAGCAGCAAGGCGGAAGTCAAGACAGTCAAGTCGCTGCGCTGGGAGCGCATGGACCCGTTCATGGCGTACCCGGCCAGCTGGGCAAAGAACATCGACGATGCGTACTTCATCGAGCGCCATCGGTTAAGCCGAGCATCTTTGAGCGCCATGATTGGCGTGGATGGGTACAACGAGGATGCGATCCGGGCGGTGCTGGACAAGCACGGCGACGGCGGGCTCAAGGAATGGCTGGCCATCGACTCGGGCAAGGAATCCGCCGAGGGGCGTGACGGTACCCTGGGTGGCGACGACCTGATCGACGCGCTGCAGTATTGGGGCTCGGTGTCGGGCAAGATGCTGCGCGAGTGGGGCATGACGGACATCACCGACGACGCCAAGGAGTACCCGGTGGAGTGCTGGCTGATTGGTGAGTACGTCATCAAGGCGGTGATCAACCCCGACCCGCTGGCCCGCAGGCCCTACTACATGGACGGCTACAGCCGGGTGCCGGGCGCCTTCTGGCACAACAGCCAGTACATGACGATCAAGGACTGCGTGACGATGTGCAACGCCGCAGCGCGGGCGCTGGCCAACAACCTGGGGATCAGCTCCGGTCCGCAGGTCTCGGTCAACGTGGACCGTATAGCCACCGGGGAGGACGTTAGCGAGATGTACCCATGGAAAATCTGGCAGTTTACCCAGGACCCGATGGGGTCAAGCGCAGCGCCGATCAGCTTCTTTCAGCCGGGCTCCAACGCCTCCGAGCTGATGGGGGTGTACGACAAGTTCAGCCTGATGGCTGACGAGTACAGCGGCATCCCGCGCTACATGACGGGGACCGAGGGCACACCTGGCGCTGGGCGCACGGCGTCGGGCCTGTCCATGATGGTAGGCAACGCCAGCAAGGTCATCAAGTCCCTGGTCACCAGCATCGACCAGAACGTCACCAGCCCGGTGCTGGGGCGGCTGTTTGACTGGAAGATGCAGTACGACCCGGAGTTCAACTACAGCGGCGACTTGCAGATCACGGCTCGCGGGGCGCTCAGTTTGCAGGTCAAAGAGGCGGCCAACCAGGCACGGCTAAATTTCCTGCAAGCGTCTATGAACCCAGTCGATTTGGAAATTGTCGGCATCGAGGGCCGGGCGGCAGTGCTGCGCGAAGTTGCCAAGGGAATGAATCTTAATACGGACGACGTGGTGCCGTCGATCTCCGGGATGCGCCTCAAGAAAATCCAGGCGGTCATGGCCCAGCAGGCGATGGCAGCCCAGGGCGGGGCACCCGGTCAGCAACAACCCGCACCACCAAGCGGCCCCCAGTCTGGCCAGGTGCTGACCAATGGGCAGCCGATCACGGATCAGTTCTCTCCTCAACCAGCATAAGGACCAGCCATGGGAAATACCAGAAACATCGACGAAGACTTCCGTGGGGTATTTCCCACTCTGGCCGAGCTAGAGCGTCAATATCCAGCGGCCACCAACGCGGGCCAGCAGGCTGCGGTCCTAACCAACGGGGCGCAAGCGACGTATGTTTGCGATGGGATGTCATGGGGGGCTGTGGTATCAGCCAAAACCAATCCTCTCACCGGGGTGATTGAATTAACGGCGGCGGGTGAAGTGGTGGAGGTTGGAGGCGGCAGTGGACTCACCTCAAACCTTGTCATGGGTGCTGCATCTTTATCCCCTTTTCCGAACCCGTCCGATGCTCGGGATTATTTGTTGGTGCAATCAAGCCAGCTATGGCTGTTTGCCGGACAGTATGCCAATATCACTACAGATCAAGCATTGAGCGGTGCTGCAATAACACTAGGGGCAGCGAGTGCTGCTCCGGTCTACGACGCGGTTAACGGGTACACATTTGACGGTACGGACGATTACGCTTACATAACACTACCGAACGGTGGGCCGTCACCTTCCATCACGATCAGTATTCTTATGGAGCGTCTTGCGGCTTCATCAACTGACCGCACGAATTTTTCAATAGCGACTGGTGGAGGAGGTGGCAACGTCCTGAATATCCGCGATTCCAACACACAAATCATTGGGGCGGACGGGACGACGACTTTTCAGGCTAATTTCCCCGGCACAAGCGTAGCTGGAGCCTGGATCGCCAATAGAAATGGCTGGACAGTAATGACTGCCACTTACGACGGGCGGTACTGGACGTGCTATTCAGGGGATCAAACCCTAGCAAGAATTGATTGTGGCGCGTATGGATATAACCTGAGGGATACAGCCGTAGTCGGAGAACGGCTATATCTGGCGGCTCTTAGTCCCAGCACAACGCTAATACAGTTTGGGAACATCAGAGTGGCTGCTGTCATGGTCGCAAACAACAAGGCCATGAATCGAGATGAAATTAGTAGCGTGGTCGAATCCCTGTACTCAGCTACCGATCTGTTGCGAGCAACAACGAACAAGCCTGCCTTGTGGTCACACAATGTACTGCGCAACGGTGGAAACAACAACGACTTTTTAGGAATCTCGCCAATTTACGTCAGCGCCGCCGCGTGGCCTGAAAACGAGCACACGCAATACCGCAAGACATTTATGGTCGCTGCTGTGCCGCCTACCTACCCAATCAAAACAGGGGGTAGCGGTCAGTTTCGCGTCTTTGTGAATGGCGTATTGGTGCAGGGCATGAACCCACGCCAGACATCGCTAAGGCTTGTGCCGACGCTGCTTGACATCGCACCTTACTTGGTGGTCGGAACCAATGTAATCGTCATCGAAAACTACCAGCGCGGGCGTTTTGCCCGATCGGGCGGCGGAACTGGAGGTTGGGGTGACGATTATGGCTTTGGCAACCTGTGGCGCGGCAATGCTGGCGTGTTCATTCTGGACGGCGGATCACTTGGGCTGACTACAAACACGACATGGAAGGGCCGTGTAGCACCTGAATACACTGCCCACGACGTGATGTGTTGCGACACCTCATCGTCTGGTGTGCGGACCAAGAACAGCACAAACCGCTATACGCACAACACGCATCTGGTGATGTCTGCGATTGAGGTGATCCACACAGCGAGCTATAGCGATAGCGCGTGGCCTGCTGCGGTATTGATGACGCACATCACCTACAGCCTGGGCATTGTTCCTGACGAAACCTATGGAAATTACGAGTCGCGGCACAACTCGTGGGCTTTGGCAGCGTGGGGCTCACTCACGACCGGCGCAGATAGTGCCTATGTTGAGTTTGCCCCGACCATCGCGGGAAAGCGCTACCAGGCTGCGACCTTAACCGCAAATGACGCCAGCGTTTCGGCTCCTGTACTCGGCGGTGGCGTGTTGACTATGCAGGGTGGAGCAAAGGACGTTTGGGCCATTCTTGACCTCTCCACCTGGCGTTACGGTGCTTTTGAGCTGGATATTTCTGCATCCGGTAGCGGCACGCTGGATGTGATTTTTGGGGACGACGGCCCGAGCGCAAACAAGGTGCCAGTGCAAAATCGTGGTAACAACTGCGGCGGGGATACGATAGCGTTGTCTGCGGGATCAGCAAAGGTCCGCATCGGGTATGGCGAGGATGCGCCTCGCGGTGGCCGGTATCTTGTCGTAGTGCTGAGGTCCGGTTCTGCTGGTGTGTCTTTGACGCCGACAATCTCTCAGTGGAGCATTTGCCGCGAAACGTCAGACAAAGTAGTTTCCACAAACGACCCGACGATCAAGTTTATTTGGCAAGCAGGCGGCAACGCGCTGCTCGCCAATCACGGTGGTGGCAGCGCAGACAACGTGATGCGAGATGGCGGTAACTGGATCGCAAACTACACTGCGCGTGCCACTCAATGGCTGACAGGCGACTCCAGTATCGCCCGCAAAGAGCTGATTGAAGTCATTGGCGCTATGCGCACAGACAAAGTTGTCGTCAGTAGCATCTACCCGAATTGGGCAGGTTATGGCCGCTATGACTGGTCGTGGACCACCATTCCTGAACTCTACAAATACTACATGTGGACCGGGAACCGCGATCTAGTGCGCAATCTCTTGGATCCGATTGACCGCATGATTGCGGGGATCGTAGGCCCGGCAAGTGCAGCGTTTGCGGGGGAAACGCTACCATACACATGGGGCGCGTCCGAAATCTATGGCGACTACAACGCATATCAAGCACCTAGTAGCGCAACAACTGATTTTGTCAATTTCCTGGTCCAGCACGGCCAGCTCGCGGAAGCGCTCAGTATTGCGGCATATCTCGCGGCGGAAGTTGGGGCTGTAACCAAGGCCCGTGCATGGCGCAAACTGGCGGCGCTCACCAAGGCCAAAATCAAATCCTGGACCGTAGCGGCATCGGGCGGAATCCCAGCGCATCCGATGTATCCAACCACGGGAGCTATTGGCTCATGGACGACATTTTCTGCGGCTGGCGTGATGTGGTCACTCGCGGCTGATGCCATCCACCCCGAGCATGTTGGCCCGCTCATGGATTACCTGTGCCCGGAGGACGGCTCACTGCCAGCTCTGCCAGCAACTGGAACGGATTGGGCAATGCCGGGCTTTTACGAGATTTGGCCGCGTGAATGTCGGCGTCGAGGGCGCAACCCTTGGCCGCTGATGCAAGCGTGGCTTGCCAACAACCTGCAATACGGCTACATGCCTGAAACGAGAAATCTAGGCGTGTACGCGCTGAACGATGTCAGTGGCGCTAGGGGGTCTGGAACGCGCTGCCACAACTGGAACGCAGCAGTAGTTACCGGATTTATTGAGGGATGTTTGGGCGCGGCTATCAGTGCGCCGGGTGGTGCGGTAACGTGGAATCCTGTTGCAAACCTTCCGGACTTCGAGACGCAGCTTTTTACCCCTAAGGGTAAAACGACTGTCCGTGTTCGTAGTGGAGTGCTGCAGGTCGGGTTGTAAATCCAATCCCCTCATCACGCGGCACACCTTTCCCCGATGTCCCTGCTGTCCCTGACCTTGGGGCGCGTGCTGCCCCGTTACCGCACCCTGCACCAGTGGGGTGAGGTATACGGCCAGATCATTGACGGCCGGCCTATCAGCGACAAGACCAAAGCCAACCGGCGCAGCGCCTTGTCTCACGTGCTTGATGCTTTGGGCAGCCGCACCATCTCCTCGATCCGCCCGCACGAAGTCGCCAGCCTGGTCAACAGCCTGGCGCTGGAGCGCCCCAGCACCGCCAAGCGGGTGCTGTTTGAAACCCGTGACGTGTTTGACCAGGCCATGAACTACGGCTGGATTGACCGCAACCCGGCCAGCAGCGTTAAGCCACCCGTGGTGCACGTGCAGCGCAAGCGCCTCACGCTGGAGCAGTGGCAGCTGATCCGCGCGCAAGCCAGCAGCACCATGCCGCCCTGGGTAGCGCGCATGATGACCCTGGCGCTGGTCACCGGGCAGCGCCGCAGTGACCTGGTCAAGATGAAATTCAGCGACGTGTGGGACGATCACCTGCACATCGAGCAGGCCAAGACCGGCGCCCGGCTGGCTTTGCCGCTCACCCTGAAGCTGGACGCGCTGGGCATCACCCTCAAGGCGGCCATAGCTGACTGTCGCAAATACGCCGTGGGCAAAGAGTACATGCTGCGCAAACACAACGGCCAGCAGCTGGCCGACGCCTCCCTGTCGGCCCGTTTCGAGGAAGCGCGTGATGGCGCGCTACCACTGTTTCGCACCGGCCACCCACCCTCTCTGCATGAATGTCGCTCATTGGCCGAGCGTCTTTACCGTGGCCAGGGCATCAACACCATGGTGCTGCTAGGCCACAAACACCAAGCCATGACGGACATGTACCACGATGACCGGGGCCTAAGCAAAGGCCAATGGAAAACGCTGACCATCGCCTGACGCCTGCTTTCCGGTACACCGCCAAAAACTCCCAAAAACGTCCGCCTCTTTGCCTTAAAAGGCGAACGCCCCCGCCGCGACAGTAGCGGCCATGACAACGCCCACCCCCGCCCCTGCAGCTGCCCCGGCTATTCCCGCCGCCTTGCAGCGTGCCCTGCCCACTGGCCGCGCTGAGCGTGCCCTGGTGTTTGACCGCGCCCAGGTCAATGTGGATGCCCGCACCGTGGCCCTGGCCTTTGCCAGCGAGACCCCTTACGAGCGCTATTGGGGCATCGAGATTTTGGAGTGCACCGCCTCGGCCATGCGCCTGGGCCGCCTTACTGGCGGTGCCAACCTGCTTTGTGACCACGACACCCGCGATGTGGTGGGCGTCGTTGAGTCTGTTGACATTGGCGTGGACCGTGTGGCCCGCGCCGTGGTGCGTTTTGGCAAAAGTGCCCGCGCGCAAGAGGTCTTCCAGGACGTGGTGGATGG